GAGCGGTGGAAGACAAACGATGTGTGGGCGTTGATGAAAGAGGGTCGCAAGTCTGCAGTCAAACTGTTCACGAGTGAGATGGAGGCCAATGCTGCAGCAGACGCTGCCGGCAGTGGGCACTCAGTGGTTCACCGACGTGGTGAGTACAAGCGTTGCGCTAACTACTGCAACGTATCTCATGGGTGCCCGGTCTGGCAAAGCGTCCCGTTCTGAGGTGACTGATGCGCTGCCCATCTTGCAACTCGAAGACTTTGATCTTCGATACGAGGATCAGTTACAGCGGCAGCGGTCATCCCATGACGATTCGCAAACGCCGCTGCATGAACTGCATGATTAGTTTTCAAACGACGGAGGTTGTAAACGATGATGTCCCGCTCAAAGGCGAAGAAGAAGGCGAGAAAGAAGAACTCAGAGAATACTCAAGAGGAAAGCCTATCCCCAGAAACTCAGGTGTCTCGCGTACTTCTGGTCGCGATGGTTGAGGCATACAAGATTCTTCACGCCGGGCTGCTTGCTGCAGGGGAGATCTCTGAGAAAGCAGAAAAAGCTGGCATCAAACAGGCTAGGTAAGAAAGGGGCGAGGCATGTCTGAGTACACGTTGGACAGAAAGGAAGCAGAGATTCGTGCGCTTATGGAAGAGAACAGGAAACTTTCTGAGGCACTTGTTCTTGCGCAGGAGGGCGGATCTCATGTCCAGCAATCAGGCACTGTCTCGCCCCCCGACATGGTCAACCACCCACCGCACTATCAGATGCCGGGTGGCATAGAGACCATCGACTACATCGAGGCAGTACTCGCGCAGGATTACTTCAAGAAAGTTCCGGGGATTGTTGCTCACTGTGTTGGCAACATCCTGAAGTACGCGAGCCGCCCAACCAAAGGTGAGTTCTCAAAGAGCCTTCGCAAGGCGGCGTGGTACTGCAACAGAGCAGCAGACGCATTGGAGAAGACTGGTGAATGATCAGGGCATAAGACAGTTGTGGGCTAGTGTGATTAGCCAAGCAATCTGTGATGTCGATTTGCGGGGGGATAGGGTTGTTCGAGCGCAGGCAGTGCGCTGGCTCAATAGCGATGCTCAGAACGAGGGATCGCTGAGATGGATATGCGACATGCTTGATCTCGATGCGGACAGGATTCGCATGAGGTGCATGAGCAGGACTGGGAGGAAGAGCCTTACTGGGAAATTGTTTTCCAGACGGGCATTGGAGAAGCGTCTTGAAAATGAGGAGGAAAGCCGTGACTTATCTTTCGACTTTTACAAGCAAGATTAAAAAGCTGTGGTGGTATCTCTGGACTGGCGACGATGACCTTACGCATACCAGAAGGCGTATCGAGGAAGCTGCTCGCCGCTTTGGCGGAAGGGTGCATTGGGATGACTGAGAAGCTTACAGTCGGAATGAGTCGATGCAGGTGCAGCGGATGCGGGCACTACTTCAACAGTGTCGCCGCATTTGACGAGCATCGCATTGGTAACATTATGGTTGACGGTGTGCGCAAGAAGATCCCGCGCAGGTGCCTTACCGTTGAAGAGATGGACGCTCGCGGCATGGCCGTCAATTCCAGTGGTTACTGGGTGCGCGAGAAATGGGAAGGCATCCCATCGCTGAAGTCTCAGGACGCAGCATGAGAGAGCGAAAGGGGAATCAGTTTCGAGATCCTGAATTGGAGTGCAGAACAATGCGTCGAACCGCTACTGCTATTGGGATATTTATCCTGTCGACACTGTTCTTCTACGTGGTCGGCGTTGTGACAACAGTTGTGATGCTGTTCAACTTCCTGTTCAGATGACCGACGAACTCAACTTCGGCGCTGTGGCTGAGGCCAAGCGAGATGAGCTACGTCAGGTGATCGAGGCTCAATCTAAAACAATCGAGGAACTGCAGAAGAAAATACAGTTCCTTGAGACTGTTATCGAGGAGATGGAAATCAGATGGAACAAATGGCAATAGCAATCATGGTGCTAATCATCCTGCCGCCACTTGTCTTTGGCTACATCAAGATGAAACGGCATACAGACCGCATGCGACACGAGATGTGGAGGCAAGTCCCTCCCCCCAACTGGCGGTGCCGGAGGGGAGGGCGCGACTACCTCTGATTACTTGCGCTTATTCTTCAGCTTGACCTTTGGCTTCTTCGGCTTCGATGGCTCGACGTTCGGCGTAGAAGGCGACATTAAACTCAACCTGAACTTGGCGAATTTGCTCAGCAATTGCTTTACGATCTTCATACTTCTGCTCCCTAGTTAAAGTCTCGTCCTGCTGGATGTCCAAGTCCTGCTGCCGCAGATTCGAGATCGCTCGCTTCTGCCGATCCGCAAACCGTGAGAGTGCGGCCATTCCAGCAATCGAGTCAGCGTAAGCAATCTTCTCTTCGGACACTTCGGCCTCTGACTCCATGATTGCATTGAAGTCACGGGCCGCTTCCTTTGCCTCCTTTGCATTCTCGTAGAACGCACTGGAGTCATAGCGCCCGTCGGGCTGTCTGTGAACAGCCTTCAATACCGGGATCAGGTTCTGCTCAGTGGCCGAAGCTGTTCCGGTGTTGGCCATCGCGTCGAATGTCTTGATGACATCCTTCACGAACGTACCAGCGCCGCCAGTCAGGAACGATGTGATGTACTCGACGGACTCCGGAGAGACGTCGATCGCCATCTTTCCGCCTGCTCCGCCGCCAGTGGCCTCGTATAGCCAAGCAGTAACATTCTGGAACATGGTGTCGCGAGTGTTGTTCCAGTACCGCTCGCTGTCCGGGGTGACTCCAGTGAAGTCTTCCGGCATCAGCGGCAGGCCAGTCTCCTTCTCGCCAGTGATGAGAACCATCGCCGGATCGATAAGCGTCGGAGACAGGAAGGTCGCCATGTTGTCCATCGAGCCAAGCGGGGAGAAGTGCAGCGATGCGGAATCTCGCATAAACGCACCGACCTTGAATGGGTCTGCGCCATTCTTCAGGTCACGAAGCGCATAGCCAAGGTTCACGAAGAAGCCAAAGCCATACGGCAGCGGGACATTGTAGGTCTCGCCATTCGGCCCGAAGAACACAAGGTTCTTCAGCTTAGTCTGGCGCATTGAGGGCTTATCCCAGTACGGCTCCTCATCGTCACCGACAGCTGATGCCGCCATCTCTGCGACGAAGTAGCCAAGGGTAACAAGCCCAGTGCCAACAGCAGCTCCGCGCTTGCTGAACACGGCGCTTAACGTGCGCTTCGCGCCCTGCACTGCAGGGTTGAAGAACAAGTACATGCCGCTCAGCACCGGAGTCCACTTTCCGCGACGGTTGAAGTTGACCGTGATTTCCTTCGCGATGTTGGTCGCCTGAATGCGCGACTTGCCGTTCTCCATTGCGACCTTGTATGCGGCAACACGAGCAGCGCCTTCGATGGCACCGTTGATGTCCATCATGAAGTTTTCTACGCCCTTCAAATACCGCATGGTCAGGCGGTGGTACGTCAGTGGCTTACCTATCGACGCCTGTGCGTTGCGATACATGGACATCAGCTCACTGTGGCGGTCTTCGATCTGCCTCAGATCAAGCGCACCAGTCTTGCCGCCATCAGCGCGGTACATGTCGTAGTACTGCTTCAGATCGCCAGTCCAAGCGTTGTTACGCTCAGCACGCCACACCGTATAAGCAGCCTTCGGCAATGTTGCCAACAGCTTTGCAGAACTCCATAAGCCCTGCTCGATTCCAGTGTTGATCAGCGACGTCTGCACGTCGCGAGCAGCGTTGATCAGTACGAACGGCGGCGAAAGAACAGTCCACAGCTTCGACAGAGTGCGACCAAAGGTGTTCATGCCACCAAGGATCGACTTGATCGTGTCTGGGAACTGCGACAGTACGCTCGTCATCTGCAGCTCTTCGAGGATCTCAGGGTCTTTGATGACCATGTGATACACCTCGCCACCCACACGGACAGGGAGAGTCTCCGCATCCTTCTGGATGGTCAGGCGATATCGCACTTCCTCGACAGGGTTCTTGTAGAAAGCACGCTGCATGACAGGCTTGTTCACCTGCCACAGCTCGCTGTCCTTGTTTGCGAGGATGAATTGCAGCCAAGCTTTGCGGACGTTGTTCCGCTCAACAGCTACAACAGCTTCCTCGTAGTCAGCCAAGATATTCTCGACGATCGCGCCAGCCTTGCTCTTTCTGCCAAGACGGCGCTTCGAGAATGCATTGGCAAGATCGAACCGCCCGTTGCCGGTGACGCGACCAAGATCATCAGCCTGCTCGAATGTCTTGAGCGGGACGTAGTAGTTGTACGTGGCATTCCAAGCAGCAACATCTGCTGGGCTGACAATGTCTCCATTGACCAGAGCAGTCTGAGTCATCTTGGTAATGTTCTGGATCTCGTCCGCAATGGACTTGATACGCACGAACTGAGCCATGTCCTGCCGCAAGGTAGCCATGACCTGATCAGCTTCAGCATTCGTCATGCCTGAGCCGCCATCCTGCATCTGCGGGTTAATCGAGGCTATGCGACGGTTAGCTTCCTTGGCGTGATTCGCATACAAGTACAGCTCTACATCAGCAAGGTCGACATTGTTCTCAGATGCGCGGTTAAGGATCGGCTCGACTACGTCCTTACGGAATCGGTCGAGGCGGTTTCCGGCGCGGCCATACATGCGGTGCATTGCCGACTCGATCTCTGTCGACTCAGTCAGCACGCCGCCTTGAGCAGCAACAGCTTTCTGCGCACGAGCAGTAGCCAGCACTTCGTTCTGCACGCCACGCAGCAATCGCTGCAGTCTGCCGAACTCAGGCAGCCAGTACTTGCGGCCCTGACGGACACGCGAGAACTGGATCTCTGGACGCTCAGGCGAGAACGCACCAACATTCCCAACAGCTGACTTCAACTGTGACGGGTCGTACAGGGCGAGATTCTTCGCCCCGGTCTCCTTCACGTAGTAGCTGTCAAAGCCGGCAAGCTTGATGGCGTCTTGGATCTCGACGTTCTCGATCATCTGCCACTTGCCCTTGGCAATGGCCTGCTCACGAGTCTCGCGGATGCCGACGTTGTTGCTCTCCCAGATATCCATCACTCGCTTAACGTGATCCGGATTCTCGAAGTCGAACGGATTCTCAGCGCGGACATACAGCGGGTACACAGACCCACCCGGCCCAGCGTACGTGTTAGCAACTCGCTCATCAGGCGACACGAAGATCGCGCCACCCGTGCCACGACGAAACACGCTGATGCCCTGATCGATGAACTCCTCAGCGCCGACAACAGGCGGAATCGTGCCGTGGTACATGACCTTGGGTCGGCCACGCCGGTCTACGAGCTTGCTGTCGCCGAACCAATTCCAGAAGTTCTGGATGAACTCAGGCGTGCTGGCAATCTGCTTGCCGTCAGCATTGGTCTCGCTTCGGACACGAGAGAATTGAATTGACTTCTTGCCGATCGCCTCTTCCTGAGCGGCCACGCCGTCATCGTAGTTCTCGATGACCTTGCCACCAAGCTCAGAAGCATTGGCCGGATCGTAGACCATGAACACAACATCAGGCTCGCCGTTGTTGTACTTGGCAAACGTGGCCTTGTCCCAGCCTTCAGGGCTGTACTCGTCGTTCCACTTGACGCGAGCAACAACCTTGAAGCCGTTGTCGGCATACAGCTCAGGGAGAACAGTGTCGAACGCATCAAGCCGCTGTCCGCCCTGATCCACAGCAAGCTGCAGCATGGCGTTGGCAGAGCCTTTCTGTCCGCTGAACACGGAGACAATGTCATTGCCCTTGAGGGCAAAGCCTGACTTGCCGTCTTCAGAGATGAACAGGCGCATGTTGGCGTAGTCTGCCTCGTCGTAGACGTAGACAGCGGCACCAAATTTACCGTCATTTTTGGATTTTTGGATGGCCTGACGGAACAGTGCTGCTCCACCATCCAGTTCGTACATTGTGGGAGCCGGTTTGCCTACGGCTCCAAGAGCGTTCTTGAAAGTAATGACAGGCTTGTATTCAGCCTTAGCGTCATTCCCTAGAACCCGAATTCGTCGGCCATCTCCTGCGCTTCGGATCTTGTAAGACCCTTGTGCCGCTGCACTGCTCTGTCGATACCGCTTAATGACTTCGGAGACGAGGAGGCGATCGCGCTCTCTGGCTGTGAGCTGGCGGCCTGCTCTTTCTCCAGCATCAGGCTGTTCAGCTTCTCTGACAGCTCCAACATCTTCAGCTTCGACAGGCTCGACAGCCACTGGTTGTGCGCGTCTTGATCCAGATTCGGCTGCTGCGCTGAGTTCTCTTCCACTGTATCCCTCCTTCTCAAGGATTTTACGTATTGCACCGGCATAGTCTTGGCTCGTTACACGAAGCTTGACGCCAAACGACTTGTACAACTCCTGCTCTGGATACCAGACAAGAGCCTGCATAGAGGCCGGCGGTATACGCTCGCCAACAACATTCTCAACAATTGAGACTGTCTGACGAACAATGTCACGTAGATTGCGCCTCTCAGACCCGCTCGAAGGTGCATCCTTCGGCTTGTCGAGGGACTTTAGCATGTTGGCTGCGTTATTGACTAGCGATGACTTGACGCGAGTCTTGTTGTCGTATGCCGTGCGATTGACTTTGAAGTCACGCTCATGCGCACGAGTGACAAGACGCGCCAAAGTAACAGCTGCGTCATCGTCTGTTGCCGCGTTCTGCACAAGGTCTGCGCTGAACAGCCGGCTACCGGCCATGTTGCGGGAGTTGATGAAGATCCCGTTGACTCCCTCAACAGCAAACGATGCACGGAACTTGTCTCGCTGAGAGGCGAAAAGTTTTGCATCGAATGCGCGAAGCTTGCCAATCAATCGGCCAATGGTTCGCATGAACCACATGTCGATCGTGACAGGCTCGAAGTTGCCAGAGAGATTCGAGTAGAAGCCGAAGCCAATCTTCGGGCCGAACACAGACGATCCAAGGATCTTCTCGTCGGCGAGTTCATCAATGTTGAACCCAATGGCATTCAGCTCAGACGCGACAAAGTCGGTCTCAAGGAATCGTGAGAACCGCTCCTTGCCCATCTTCTCCATCAGCGAGTTGGCAAGCTGGAAGTTGCTCACCATCGCGCCGCCGTTCTTTCCCTGCCCCTTGAGCGGGAACGTGCCGTTCTTTCTGTACTCGCCGTACACCTGCATGGCGAACTTGAGGTTGTCCTCGACGTTCAAGCCTTGAGATGTAATGGCAACAGACAGGCGGAATGCGGTCTGCGCTTCCTTGTCGGTGGCAAGCTCAGGGAATTTGAGTGACGCCATAGCAAGCGTGCGACGGATGGTCTTGTCGTACCACTCCTTCGCTCCGCCACCAGCGCGAACAGCCGCAACAACTTCAGCGGCAAGCATCTTCGCAACAGTGCTGCGATCGGCCTCGCTTTCGAGATCGAGCTGACCAAGAGTTCCCTCTCGACGGGCACGCTCAATCTCAAGAACAGTGTTGGTCAGACCACCAACAGCCGGAGTGTTGAACTGATCCTCGCCAGACTTTCCTGTCTGATACTTGAGGGAAGTGGCTTCTGCCTGCTCAGAGGTCAGGCCGACATCGTCGACAACCTGCTCAGCAAACTCAGGGTCTACCGCAGGACGCTTGCGCGAGAACTGCGGCAGATCTCTGATGACTTCATCTTCGGCTACTTCTTCCGGCTGCGGCCTGCCTTCTGCAGCGCGATCGCGACCGCCTGCTTCTGCGCCTTCGACTTGCTCGACGGGCGGCTGCTCCCGATCTTGCCGGACTTCTCGTACTTGTTCATCAGCTCGCTCACGTTGCGGCTCACGACGCTCTTCGACTTTCCTTTCTTCAACGGCACGGCGCTCTCCTATGTTGGTTGCCGGGGCTTCATAGGTGCCATCCTCCTGAACAGCACCTGCTGCCTTAACGACAGCATCTCGATAGTTCTTTGCGACATCGATCATCTCTGCGCGGGGCAGGCCAGTGACGGCCATGAACCGAACAAGACGAGCGTCGGCTGATTCACGGTCAGATTTGCTGAGCGTTTTTGCAGCCTTCTTCAGCTTAGCGCCAAGCTCGAATAGATCCTTGTCGAGGTCGGCGGCAAAGGTGACAAAGCGGCGACCCTTCTGGCCAATGTTGACCTGAGCCTGCCGTGAAGGCGGAACCTTCGGGGGGCCAAGCTCCGCCGGTTTGGGTGCATTTGGGTCTAGTGATGTGCCGACCAAGAACGGATTGACCGCTGGCGCTGGGCGAGCGGCAGCTGCGGCAGCCTGCACTGCGGCCTGCTGGTCTGCAGCGACCTGCTGAGCAGCCTGCTGTCTGGCGGTGATCCACTGCTGGAACGCCTGCTGAGCAGCCTGACGCACGGCAAGCGCATCCTTGCGGCTCTGTACGACCATCGGCTGGTAGCCCTGAAGCGCATTCAGGATGCGGTCGATGATGCGGTTCAGCGCGTCGAGGAAACCCTGAGCAGAAGCCTGATCGCCGGCAGCGTCGAAGACTTCCTGCCAGAAAGCAGGGTCTGTCGACTGCTCGCCGACCATCTCAGCGACCAGCTCAGAGTTGAACTCAGCATCACTGGCAACTTCCTTGCGCAGCTGGTTCTGGAACTTCTTGCTGACCTTGGCCTTGGCGAGAGTTATCAGCTGCTGATAAAGCTGCGGGTACTGAGTCTCCAGAACGTGGGTCAGCTCGTGGCCCAGCGTGTTCAGGAAACTGTAGTTGTTGGCGTCGAGCAGGATGGCATTCGTGCCGGCAATGCGTGCGCCGTTGATGGCAACCAGCTCGCGGCCCTTGTTGGTCTTGACCTTGCCGCCCTTCGGCAGGCTGGCCCATACCACGTCCACCCCGAACGCATCCTTGATGACGGACGCAATCTTGGTGCGCACCGGGTCGACCGGCGCTTCGGGAATGACAACCTTCTCCCCTTCTGGGAGGCTAAACTTTTCCCCGATCTGGTCGCTCGCCAGCTGCATGAGGGGGCTGACGGGAGGCGTAGTAATCCCTGTCGGGACTCGATACACCGCCCCAGCTTGGACGCCGGACAGCCCGTTCTGTGTCGCCACACGGGTCGCCTCTGCCCTCTGGGCGACTTCTTCCGGGGGGATACCCAAGGACTGGGCTACCTTGGAAGTCAGCTGACGCGCCGTCTCCGTAAGCTCAGGCGTCTTTGCAGGACGACGGTTCAGCTTGCCAAGGACATACAGCTCCTTGTCGGTGGCCGACTCGAAGGCGGCAAAGCGGGTGTCATCCGGCCCGAAAGTTTCGGTGACGGAAGTTTCTGCGGTCAGGCCTTCAGGCAATTGCGGTGCAGCAATAGCCTGCTCTGCGGCACGGGCGGCAGCTTCGGCATCGACTTCTGCCAGCTGCTGCTTGAGTTCTGCGGTCGAGATAACGCCCGCCCCCTCTGTCTCTGCGGGCGCAGCTGTTACTGGTGCAGCGGCAACAGCAGGGGCCGGGGCCGTAACTCCTTGATCCGTAACGGCAGGGGCAACAGCTGTTCCAACAGGTTCAACAGTCGGTGCTGCAGCTTGCGCGTCAGAAACAACAGTTGTGCTAGGCTGTGAAACAGTAGTTGTTTCGGCTGTGGCTGCGGGTTCTCCAACAGGTGCCACTGGGGTTGGCTGCGCTTCGGCAGTCGTAGGAGCTGGAGCAACAGGAGGCGGAGCAGCCGGCGGCGCGACTGGCGGCTCTTTCCTAAGAGCGGTAGCAACTTCTCGAACAGCCTGAGTGGTTGCGCCAAGTCCGCCTCCGACGATCATTCCCTCAAGAACATTCGCTGCAAGGTCGTTGACGTTCACGCCAGCCTTGGTTCCGGCTGTGCCACCAAGATATGCGGCGGCTTCTTCTACGCCCTCAGTTCCGGCCTGAACGCCAGTCTCTTGAAGGGTGCGAGGTATAGACAGGCCTTGGCCTTCAGGAAGTTTCTTGAAAATGCGCCCGGTAGCAAAGCGCTCGAACATGGTTTCGACAGCGGCAACACCAGCCGCAGTAGCAACGTCAGCGACCGTGGCCTCTTCAAGTGTCTTCTGATCGTTCTTGAGACGATCATTCAAAACTTCGTTTGTTCTAGCTGCGGCATAGACTGGCGTAGCAAGAGCTGCTGCAGCCATGTCAGGAACAGACGTTACAACTCTCTCAGCAATAAATGGAACAATTGTAAGAGGGTTGTCTCCAATATCTTTTAGCTGAGTAGTTGGCGAGTATCCAATGCTTTTACCCCAGTAACGCAGCCCATCAGCCCACTGCTGAAGAGTTGGAGCGACTGCCTTAATCGCAATACCGATACCAGATATGCCCGGAGTGAATGAAGAGACTGGGGCAGCAACGCCTGCTCTCTTTGTCGCCTCAACAGCCTCTCCAGCAATGGTCGCGCCTCTGGCGGCAGCGCCAGCAAAAGGATTGAAAGTTGTTGGCTGCTCAGCAGCCACCTCTTCTGGGACAGGCTGAGTAGGAATAGCGGCGCGAGGAGCAGGCTTAAACAAGAAGCTTGTATCGACGCCAGTAGCTGTGCCAGTCATAAGCTGCTGGTCACGCTCTTCGGTCGCATCCTGTATTGCAGCGGCTCTTTTCTCAGGTTGAGAAGAACCCGGCTGCTTAAACAGGAAGGAAGTATCAATGGCCATCTAAGCCTCCGGGTTATTCAACTGAAGCGTCTTGGGTCGCATCCATCGCGGCTGATCTTGATCCAGCGCCTTTACCAAACTTGGCTCGCATTTGAGCCTGACCTGCATCAGACTCAATAAACTCGCGAACCTTATCTGACAAGAACTGCTGCTCAAACATGTTGTACAGATTCGCCTGACGAATGTTGACGCCCTGCTCCTTTGCCGCATTTCGCATTGCCTGAGCAAAAGCAGGATCTGTCCGCAGCGAAGAGACAAGAGACATTGCAAAGTCGACAGCCTGCGGCCCAGTCGCGCCAGATTCTCTCGCGCCGTCAACGGCATTGCGGAGAATTTCCTGACCCTGCGGCATGATTGGAGCCTGAGTATCAGCCGGCCCCTTCATGCTGGAGTAAAGCTTTGGAAGATCCTTTGCCTTGATAACCTGAGATCCGGCATCAAGCGCACCAGCACGGGCGCGATTTAGTCCAACTTGGCTTCGAGCGACATCAGTTTTGGCTTCAAGGTTTTCAAGTGTAGCTGTCGTGACCTTTTCTTCGCGCTTGCCCTTCTGTATTTTCTCGAAGGCATCAATGCCAAGAGCAGAGAAGATGTCACCAAGCGGACGCGAGAAGGACTGGCCGCCCATGCCGGTAGCCTCAATCTTCGCCGTGTTATCAACCAGAGATCCGGTGATCTTGATGCTGTCTGGAACGAGGTTGAGCTTCTTGGCCAAGAAGTTAAGCGATCGCTGATCGCGACCGTCAGTCATGAACAGGTTAAGCGCAGCATCCGACACGCCAGACTTGTCCAGATAATTCGCGTACTCAGCGGAGGCCTTCATGTCAGCAGGACTCATGAGTCCGTTGTTCATGAGAATGCGCGTGTAACCTGAGTGATAACGCAGCTGGCGCTCACGGCCTTCAGGAGAGTTGTCGTAGATATCGTAGTACTTTTTTACTTTCTGCGTCGGGGCAGGCTGCCCCGGAGCAGCAGGCGCACCGCCCTGCATCGCAGCAGGAACAGGCTCATCAGCTTCGTATCCGAAGACGCTTTCCTGAAGCTGCTGGATTTCTCCAAGCGCCTTTTCCTGCTTGGCACGCTGCTCGCGCTTGTATTGCCGCTCCTCTTCTGTGGCAGCAAGCTGCGACATGCTGATGGCCTGCTGTCGGCGCTGCTCAGCTTTACGCAGGTTCACCTCTTGCTGACGCTGGAGACCCTGAACCAAACCTTCTGCGAAGCTTGCCATGATTAACCCTTCCTCAGAGCTTTACGCCGACGCCCTTTGCGTACGGGTGTGTGGTACTTCTGAACCATGTTGTCGAAGAACTCTTTGCCCTTCTCTCGTACGACATCGGCGGGGATGATGTACTCGCCATTGCTCAGCCGAATCGGAGTTCCGTCCGAAGTATTCAAAGCCTGAACGCTGTCCGACGTTCCCGTGCCGGGGCCAGAGATCTTTCCGCCTGAGCCGTACTCGTTCTTCCGGGCATTGCTGACTACGTCGTCTACCTTTCCGCCATCAGCGGCTCCGGGCATGAAGTAGCCAAGAGCCATGCCGCCAAGCTGACCAAGTGCGCCGGCCAGTCCGCTGTTGGCCTGACTGTAGGCGAGCTGGTTCTGGTAGCCCTGATTCAGAAGGTTGCCGGCACCTTGAATGCCGCCCATCTGACCCTGAAGTCCACCCATTGCGCCTTGGAAGCCAGCATACATCGGAGCATTCTGCTGCTGCACAAGCGCACCCGTCGCGCCACCAGCCTGTATGCCAGTGCCGATCGCCGAAAGCTGCTGAGCAGGAAGGCCGCGCCCCATCGCTGCAGCGTTGTACCGCAGGCGAGTGGCGTACTCTTCGCCAGCAAGACGGCCTGCGGTCTTAGCGCCGGCAGTAGCGGCTGCACCACGAATCGCAAACTCGTTGTTGAGAGCGGCGAATCGAGCGGCATTCGGGTTCACACCCATGCGCGTCAGATTTCTAACCGCTGCGCTTCTCTGCTGAGCGAGCGACTGCTCAACGTCAGCAGCGGCACGGCCTGCGAAGACGTCACCGCGATCCATTGCAGAGGCACGCTGCGACTCTTCGACCAGACTGTCTTCCAGTGCGCGGTACTTGAGGCGCTCCTTAGCGGCGTCCTTCGCCATCTCCATCGCAAGCTGCTGTCCCTGCAGGTTGGAGGATACGAGCTGCTGGTATAGCGGCATCGTTTCCTGATACCGCTGCTGACCGAAGGCAAGCTGCTGCTGGCCAAGTGCTGCCATTTTGTCACCGACCTCACGCATCGCGTTTGCAAGCGGCGTGAAGTCCGGCGGCGGGGGCGCGTCACTGCACATGTGTTACTCCTGAAGAATCTTAGTTAATTGATTGCCAGTGTGATCGTAGCCAAGGTGTTGCAACAGCCTGCCAACCTCGTTGACTTCCTTGACTGTCACACGTATCTCCGTCACCCCCATGTTCAAGAGAACATCTTCAACGTAGCGGATGAGGCGAATCCCGAGCCGACCTTTGCGGTATTCGGGCAGAATGAAAATGGTGTCTTCCTCAGCAACCCACTTCTGGGTGTGAGTACTCTTCGACAAGTACATCATGCAGTTGCCAACCAGCCGGCCAGCAACTCGCACCGTGAACAGCATGAAGCGGCCCTGCGCCTCAGCGTTGCACATGTACTCGTAGTTAGGATTAAGAGCGATGCCGTGTCGATATGATTCCGTCTCAGCCCAGTGCTGGGCGTGGACTGGCTTGATCTCGTCCAAGCAGTCCTTCAGGAACTCGACATTGATAACTGCGTCCCCGTACTCTTCAGCAGGGATGTCCGCGATATTGATGTACTCATCGCTGTTACCGGATACCGATAACATGATGCCAAGGGCAAGCTCCTCAGTGAGGACGTTGCCTATGTTGCGCTCAAGGATCTGCCTCAGAATGTTCACGGCTGCTCACCAGACGGCGGCGGCTTAGGGTACTTCTCCTTCACTGCGGCAACCTTGCGAGCCATCTCCTCAAGGACAGCACCGCCCTTCCACAGCGCATCCAGCTGATCGCCTATCGGCGGGTACTCTGAGCGGCGCAGCTCTGCGTAGTCCTGCTTAACCCGGAACTTCACAGCGAACCTCCAAGACTTTGTCTATGTGACGTATGTGCATCATAGTCACCACAATTGTCTGTGCGTACGAAACATCGAAGTCTATAGACCCTTCGTTTACGACAGCAGAGTCTGCCCCGACGTAGACCTTGGTTCCGACAGGGACGCGCTCTATCCGGTTGTTCGTGACCGAAACACGGAATGGCGTGCGAGGCATCATCTTCCCCGCCTCGTGGTCATACCAAACCATGTTTGGGTTTATTTGGTCTTCGCTGTACACGACAGCAGCCTCGCCGCTGACAGCAGCTGAGTCAGGGGTTCCATCAAGAACGTACTTGCACCGACCGTCAGCATCAAAGACAGCCATGAAACTCATCGCTTTGCCCCCAGCAGTGAGATTGTGCTGTTACGCAGCCAGCAAGGGTTGCTGCCATTTCCCATCGGAAGGTCGACACGTCGGCTTCCGGTTAGGATCTTGACCCTAGCCGTCGTAATGTTTCTCGCAGTGAATGTCATTGCGATTGGCAGAGATGCCATCGTGTCTGCAGAGCTGTCCGTACGCAGGCCTACCTGCTGCTGAGCAACAAGGCGGTAGCCAGAACCGGTATCGAGCAGCATGAACAGATGCTGGCCTGAGTCGTTGTAGGTGTAGATGGAGCCATCGTGGGTCGCGTAGTACACGATCTGCACGGCAGCAGTAGCATCCACGCCAACAGTAACGACTGGCGTTTCAATTACCATGATGTCATTCAGGAATGTCGGCGGCCCGTAAGTAACGGTTCTCGTGTAATCGCCGTTTCCAGTGCCAACAAAGTCATAGTACTCAACAAGATTTCCGGTGTAGAAATCGTAGTACTGGACAAAAATGTAATCCCCGTTGTTGGTTCCTACGTAGTTGTACGTCTCCGATACACCGCTGCTCGTCATCTGAATTGCAGATGCGTTTGGAACGTACACGTCAGCAGCTGTATAGACTTCAGGCTGCGTGATCGCATTGCCTGCAATCTTCAGGGTGCTAACTGAAAGGTTCGCAATCTTCGCGCCATCGATGTTGGCATTTGTGGCAATCAGCTGGTTAGTGATTGCGCCGCCGGAGATCGTGAGCAATCCACCGCTTGACGTCAGAACATTAGTGTCGATCGCAAGGCGCGATGTGGAGATTGTTCCGCTTGTGATCTTGTCCGCAGAAAGCGAAGTGATCTGAGCATTGCTGATCGTCGCATTCTCAATTTGCGCAGTAGTAATCGTGCCATTTTTTATAATGGCGGTATCTAGGTATGTGACGCCGCCTTCAACTTTGAATGGGAATACGTTTGTCGGCGTTCCGGATGCGGAGTTTGCGATGCGGAACGAAGACGCAACGAACGTCGCAACACCGTTAACTATGGAAAGCGTCGGATTCTGTGTAGTGAACCCGATGATATTTCCGTTGCCGTCAGTCTGCACGCTGGTGCTTCCGCCGGCATAAAGCTCAGTGCCGTAAGTCTTAGCACCGTTGATACCAACAACTGCGTTGATGTATCCGGCAGTAATCTTGTTGGCAACAAGCGAGGCAATCTTAGCGGACGTAATGGTCGCGTCCTTGATGAACGCGGTCTTGATGTAGACCGCTCCGCCATCAACAGCAAACGGAACTGTGTCCGCAGACGGCGAGTTCGTTAGGTTGTTGGCAGTGCTTGCCGGGTCAACGATTGCAAACTTGTCTGCTCGAATGATGAATGCAGACGTCGGCGTTCCGTTGACTAAGGTGCTGGACAGTCCAAAGCCTGACACATGGCCGTTGTTGTCAATCTTTACTGAGTACTGCCCAAGAAGGGTGTCATTAGTTCCGCGCTGAGCGGTAAACCGCTGCTCAAGAGCAATAGATGACAGCCCATCAGAAATGCGAACCTGCTTTACGGCTGAGGCGAACGGGATACCTACGTTCCATGTGAGAAGGTTTCCGGGGTTTGCTGCGTTCCAAGCAGTAACGTCAGACGAGTTACGGATTGCACCGTTGTTGTCGAACACTTCTCCGTTGGAGTTTCGTGTTGCATAGCCGATCTTTGTCTGCTCTACGTTGACAACAGCGGCGGCGGTTTGCGGGATACGTGCGTCTTCAGTAAGAACCCAAGATGAGCCGTCCCATCTATAAGCAGCGTTATTGCTCGCCGTGTTAAACCAAATGTCGCCAGTTACTAGCGCACCGGTAGGCGCAGTGCCTTGCCGGAACGTCTTGTTCTTGCTGGCGGCGACAGTCTCGACCGCGCTCATTCTCGTGGCAAGACCAGTCGGCCCATTTACAGCAGTGTCTAAGCTGCTGTAGGTCTGCTGAAGCGTGCTGACGTTTGATGTAAGAGTGCCAATTCTTCCGTCAGTTGTCTCAACCCAAGCGCTGCCAGTCCAGCGATACATCTTGTTGTTGTCGTCTGTGTCGATCCACAGATCTCCGACAGTGAACGATGTAAGCGGAGAAGGAGGAGATGTCGGCTGCGCCGCCTGCTGATAAACCTTAGTCTTTAGGTTTACCTGAGACTGCAGGCCGGTGGTTATTTGAGCCTGAGAGCTGTCTGCATTGACACGAGCAGTGCGCTCTTCGCCAATGATGCCTGAGATGTTTGAAAGCGTCAGGCCAGATGCAGTTGTCTGACCAGTGAGTGTCGTAGAAAGAAGCTCACGCGCAGAAACTTCGCTGCTGTCAGCAGCAGTACGGGCGCTTCTCTCGCTTCCGATCAGTCCGCCTGCGGTGGCAAGCGTAACGCCTGACGGGTCTGCAGCGCCAACGAGAGACGTAGAGAGTAGCTGTCTGGCAGTTACCTCAGCAGAGTCAGCAGCAGCTCTTGCGGCAGCTTCCTCAAGGATCGACGCCTGAGATGCGGCAGGAGCATTTCGCCCGATCGAGATCCAGTCGATGTCAAATGTGTCTGAGCTGGTGCCAAGCAGGATCTGTATGTTGAGGATCGTGCCGCTAGTCCAGTCAGTAATGCCGTCAAGGTCAAAGTCGACAATGGTCGTAGCGCCGACTCCGATGCCGGGGTCTGCAATCGTCTTCTCGTATGAAGAGGAGAATCCGTGCCCAGAAGTCTTCCATCTAAGCTTGCCTACCCAGCCAGTACCGGCGACTCGCTTGAAGCGCACCTTTACGATTCTGTAAGCGGCTCCGTTGAATCCGGGGCTGAAGTCTGCAGACAAGCTGATTGAAGGATCAGATCCTGTCGGCGTAAGAGTGATGTAGCCGTTACCGACAGACAGCGTGCAGTTAGATCCTGCCCAGCCATCAGCTGAGCTGTCGAAGTGGAACGTGTCGTACGGATCGAAACCGCCAGACACGCCTGCAGTCAGAAGCGAGATCTGCTGCGCAAGTGCAGAGTCCTGCGAAGAGCGAGCCTGCCGCTCTTGAAAGATGAGTCCGGTGGTGACCTGACTTAGATCATTTCCGGTATAACCGCCGCGAACCTGAGTGGCGAGCGTGTTTCGCTCAGTAGCCTCAGCAGAGTCCGCGTTTGCTCGCGCTGTCGCTTCAGCCTGAATGGCTGCGGTTAGCGTCGAGTTGTTGCTATTAACGGTGGCCGTTAAAGTCGTGATGTCCTGCGCCAGTGCGCCGTCAGCATTCTGTCTTGCGATCTGCTCGTTGGTGATAGCAGTGCCACGAGCGGCTGCTTCATCGAGCAAAGCCTGCGCACGAGTAGCAGCCTCCGCATTGATTGCCGCAACACGAGCGGTGAACTCCTGCTTCATGCGGTAGTTCACTGAGTTGACCAGCTCTGCAGGCCCGTCAATCAGCTGAATCCTGCTTGAAAGATCCTTGACCAGATCGAGGTTGAGGATCTCTTCCTCAAGGATCTTGATCAGCTCAGCAGGGTCAGTCGATGCCTGAGCGGATGCGGACTCTTGGCTGTACGGGCCTTTTACTTCGGCCTTTGATACAAACCGAACCCAGTAGTAGTAGGTGAACTCTTTCGCTCTTGGGCTATCCATGTAGCCCTGCGAAGTGCTGGTTCCTAGCAGTGTTGCAGTGCCGACGTCATCGCTCTCTGAACGCCATACTTCTGCGTACAGATGGTTCTTGTAGAACGGCTGATCCCAAGTAATGAAGATGATTCCGATCGAGCCAAAAGCCTGAACATTCTCAGGAGCAGGCGGCGGAGTCAGGTCTTCTGACGGGTTGTATCCGTCCGGGTCAACATTCGGCGGAAAAATCGGAAGGCCAAGCTTGGCAGCAGATGACGGTGTGTAAGCGCCAGTCGCATCCTTCGCCATCCCAAGGTTGACGAGGTCGCGGTAGGTTACGTTGGCGTCAAGCTTGTTGCCTGAGATGCCCTCTCTGACGTCGAGCAGCATCTTGACCGCGTTGAGGATGTACTCAACGGAGCCAGTGCCGACATCAGGGATTGACGGAACCTTGGTCTCTACGCTCATGCGCCTTTCAACTCAGCAGTAGACTGGGCCACGGCGATCATCTGCACAGGATCTTGTCCCTCAACAGTCACGTACCAGTTGCGTGCCATATATCCGGAAGGCAAGCGGAACGGATCTGCGCTGGTTATTGCCTTTGTCAGTTTGAGTACGCCATCTGCGTATATTTTAAGGGTGCAGTTGTTCGTGTACGTAGAGCAGAAAACTTGAGCTATGCCGAAGTTAGTTTCCTGAGCTGACTCAAAAATCTTCGACTTCCAAAAGTAATTTCGCTTGGTCGAGGACTTGTCCATCTTAACGATGTAACCGCCCTCAACGATATGCAGGGAGTCAGACGTAGCCACGACATGGCCTGCGTTAGTGGTCTGCGTGCCAATCGTGAACGGCGCGTCGTTGCCAACGAGGTTGAAGACGAGGACACCCTTGGAGTTGTCCGTCTTTGTGTAGAAGGCGTAGTAACGCCCCTCGTGAATATATGCATGGATGGAAGACGGGTTGTATTCCTGCCACTGCTTTTGCGACAGCATCTTCGCGGTAAGCAAGCTGACGCCGCCAAGGCCGATCTGAGCAAGGCCATCCGGCGATGCGTAGATGACGGAGTCGCCAGCATCCACAATAGATCGCTTCGAGACGCACGCCTGCTGGAAGGACGTCTTGACCAGCGTCATCGCGGACGGGTCGATGCCTGTAGCGATGTACGGGAAGGAGTCAGTCAGCACTGCGACAGACTGGCCGAAGGTGCCAAGCCCGACGATGGTGGCATCTACAGGCAGGAAGTTCTTGCTCGACCACGCATGCGGCATGAACGGCTCTGAGAAGCACAAGTCCTTCCCTGAGAAAGCCGTGAAGATGCCATTGGCCATGACCTTTAGCCCCTTCAGATCAGTCGGCGGAGGCTCCCAGTCCAGAGACGGCATGATCTCGCCAAGATCGGACTGTCGCTTATAGTCGGTGTAGTTCACCGTGGCGATCGGCACTTCCGCAACAAACTGGTAGTCTGTTGTATTTGAGCCACTAGATGTGCGGTAGACGTACTTTTTGGTGATGTTGTAGTTCCCGGTCGGCGCACCGCCGGTAACGACCAAAACCCCCTCGTTGGGGTTGACGTCGATCAGGGTGGACGGGTCGGAAGGCGGCCCTTCCTCGCCGTACTCAGAGACGTACGTGTAGACGTATACGCGGCTCTCAGCAGTGACCTTGGCCGGAAGTGATCCAACCGCGCCAAACGCCGCCACGGCTCCACCCGGCGGCTCGTCGATGCCATTCTGAACGGCAGGGGCGGCATTGCCAGAGATGGAGGCGTCTGAGGCCGTATCCGTGTACGAGGACTGCGAGACCGGGACTTCGACCACTAAGCGGTAGGCTGAGTCCACAACTGTGTAGGTGCCTGTTCCGCTGTAGGTGACCGTCTGGCGGTAGATTCGCTTCTTGGTCACGTCGGAGGCGACCACCTCGTTGTGGGTGATGTTGACCGAAGTCACGCCGTCTATGACCTTGACCACGCCGGATGACTTGCTGACCGGCCCCTCGATGGAGGCGGAAGTCACGAACGCAATTGCGTAGACGTGGGCAACCGTAACCGCGCCAGAAGTAACCGTGGTGTCGTTGAACGGGATTACAGCAACCGGGGGCGTGATCGGGCGAGTCGGGCGGTTCTCGACGTTGCCAGACAAAGAAGCCGCACCGGCCAGATCCGCATCCGTGTGCAGGTCGACGTACTCCGCATCGCTCAGCGGGATCGTGTCCACAAGGCGGAACGTGCCGCTGACCTTGCGGTAGATGCGCTTGTTGGTGATATCGAGGTTGCCGTTGTTGTCCGTAGGTAGGGAGAACAGCTTCACCTTCGGCGGATATCGGCGCTTGACCGCATACGTGCCGGCAGGCGGCAGAGCCGGGAAGGCCTGCGTGTTCTTGATCGTGAAGATCTTCGAGTCAACGATCGAGGCGACTTCCCATGTGTCGTTCCATCCGGCCTCAGTCGAGCCGGTGATCCCAATGTAGTCTTTGACCGCAAGGTTGTGCGAGGCAGAGCAGGTCACTCTGTACGACGTGCCGCTCTCATAGGTAAAGGCCGTCGCAAGAACAACGCCAGTATCCACGTTGACCGACAGCGCCTTGACCTTCACCTCTTGGCTTGGAGCGGACTCTTTGCTGCCGTCGGTGTTGGTGTACGTCAGGACATAGGTGCGCTCGACAGTGTCGGCCTCAGTCACCGGAACGCCGGTCACAAGCGGAACAACTGTTGGCTTCGGGATGCCAAGGCGATACGAGTTGCGCGGGTAGGCAGAGGAGCCTGACGCGAATGCAACAGACTCAGGGGCGTAACGAGGATAGTCCTCGCCAGTCCAATAAACTCTGCCGTAGGTATCTTGAGTGATTGGCGATCGGGCGATATCCACGTCAGACGTGAACTCAAACCAGTTCAGCGACTCGTCGACATTGTCTCTGGCGCGGAAGATTGTCTTAACAGTACCGGATACAGTCTTGATCGGAGTGACGGTAGTGTTGACCTCGACAGGCTCGATGTTGCCGGAGAAAAGGCGAACGTCTTTGGCTTCTTGTGCCTCAGAGGAATCAAGGAGCTTTGGGTCGAGGATCGGACGCATACCGCGAAATCCTCGAATCACGAAACCTGCCATGTTTTCTTCCTAGATGAGAATAGGTGGGCCTCCTAAAAAGACGGGGGCATTTCTGCCCCCATGCATTTTAGGCTTTCGGAGCCTCTTCAGCGGAAGGAGCCGGCGACATCTGCGGCTGAGCCTGCATCTGCAGCTTCTGGATCAGGCCAGCCACAGCCTCGAAGGGCTGCTTGGCAAGGGCCGCGATCAACAGGTTCGCTTCTTCCATCGAGACTTCAAACTTCAGGTTATTCACAATGACCTCCTTAACTTCCATTAGTACACCAACACTCCGTTCGCATAGAACTTAGAGTTTCCAAAGGTATAGACAACGCCCTTGTATGGGTGAGGCTCTATACCTGTAATTCTAGTCTGAATTCCAAGCTCGTTTACCACAAAGTCCCCGACGGATATGTAGCCCGGAACGCCCATGTCTTTGTACCCAATCGACGGGTTGATAGAGACGTATCCCTTGCCGATTACATACAGCGGGTGGTCTTCTGAGGCAACGAGAGTCTTCCCGTTCTCGAAGGTGTAGGTGTACATCGGGCGATCTTCGCGGACGATGACTTCCTTGACCGGGACTGCGACATTCAGTTGAGACAGATCGTCGTAGACGAGAATGAAATCGCCAGCCTTGATGTCGCCAATTTGCTTTGTACTTCCGTCGCCCATGCTGATGAGGGTGTCCGGTGTGAAGCAGCAGAGCGGGCAGTTGCCTTCGCCCTCCGTTTCAACCGTTACCGCCCAGTAGCGAGTGTTAGATCCGGATGTAGCATCGACGTTCCAAGTTCTCGTTCTGAATGTCGTGCTGATGTTTCCGGCCATCGAGAACGTAATCGAGGTCGCGCTTGATCCGCTTGAAATGTTTACGCTGCCACCAGCTCCGCTGACTGCTGTATACGTCCACGTAGCACTTTGAGTGCAGGTGATAGTAACTGTCGCAGTCGATGCGTACTGGTAAGCGTAAAGAGACGTTCGAGATCCGGATGAAGTGCTGCCATCCGGAGAGAACGTACCACCCGGCGCTGTTGGCCTCTTGGAATAGAACTCGCTCATGCTGATAGCGCCTGACGAGAATGTGCCAGATCCGCCAGCATCGGTGTACCAAGTAGTACCGCGATAAGAGTTCAGGTTATTCCCGCGACCAAACTCGGCGTTGATCTGAGAGATACTGATTGCGCCTGATGCCTGAAGCGTCATTCGCTAACTCACTGCGCCCAAGGGATAGGCTTTGTCTGCATGGCTGCCTCTTCTGCCATGCGAGCAAGAACCGCAGCGATATGCGACTTGGCGTGTTCCGTACCAGCGTCTGCATCGATCCAAGCAGTAGCCTGCTCAAGAGTAAGCAAGGCAAACGAAGTGAATGTCTGCGGATCGGCGTCTGGAAGGCGAACAGTGACAGGGAGATGGAATTGAATGTCTCCATCTGCTCCCCATACGTTCACGTCGATCTCCTTCACGACATCAACAAGATCGCCCTGCGTCACAACGCGGACGGTGTTGATCGCATACGAGTACGAAACAGCCATTAACTGCTCCTATTAGACTGAAGGCATGGCTGGGCCAGAAGGAGCAGGATCAGGCACTGGCTCCCAAGGCAGCGGCTTCAGCTCCATCGCAAGCTTCTCGACTTCCTTGGAAACCACAAACGCAATGTGCGCCTTAGTGCCGTCAAGTGACGAGTCATTCTCAACCCAAGAAACCAGCTGCTCCTCAGTTAGGGCTGAGAATGCAGTGAAGCTGGTCGGGTCTGCTGCGCCAAGTTTGACGACAACAGGAAGCTCAAACTTCGCCGCACCGTCAGTGCCGGTCACAGTGACCTCGACTTCCTTAACGACATCCGTTAAGCCGTCCTGAGCCACCACACGGGCAGCATTGACCTTGTACGAATAAACAATAGACATATAAATCCCCTAACGATTTGAAAAATCTATATTACCAAGGCAATGGCTTTGATGATGAGCTATGAGTTTTTGCATCAATCTGTCCTTTGATGGCGTGTTCGTACCCAGTCATATCGCCAAGCTGAGATTTTACCCATTCGACAACTTGGCTCTTTGTTAGTGACGAATACTGAATAAAGTTTGATGGCGATAGATCAGAATGGTAAGTAACTAACTGCCCACTTCCATTGCGAAATGTGTTGTCTTTAACAGCAAAGACCGCTACTCCTGAGCAGTCTCCAGTTACTCCATTCTCATCTGTACCTTTGTACGACCAATGGACTCTCTCGATAACATCGCTCATATCCCCAACAGATACAGTATCAACTTGGCGTATTTCCCATTCATAAGTGATCATTGTTGCCCGCTCCTAATTGCATCAATTTCTGACTGAAGACGAGAGACGTTAGCTGAAAGTTCCTTGATCGCCTCAACCAGAATTGCGACGGTGTTGCCGTAACTAACGCCATACTGATCGACGTCTTTGGCGTAAGTAACAAGAGGAGCGGCCCCATCAACCGCAGCAACCTCTTGAGCAATAAACCCGACCTGTAGTTTTTTGGTCGGATCGTCGATTCTGTTGTAATAGACGCCGCGTAAATTTTTAACGATATCTAGCGCGTTGCTTATAGTTACGACGTTTTCTTTAACGCGAGCGTCGGAATACGCAACTATGTTGTCAGTTGCATACAACGCTCCACCAACGTAGCACTTGTACGATGACGACGTTGATGACGTTCCAATTCCAAGGCATCTGTGAGATCGAAGCCAATAAAAATGCCAATCTTGGTAGTCATACATTCCACCATTCCCGCCTGTGTCGAACATAAGCGTGCATGGGCCGGACGTATTGTAGAGAACAATTCCTTGGTAGGAATTCTTATACCCTTCCATTTGCCACGAGCCGTATGTCGTGCTTATTCCGGGGTACCAATGAGTGCCAGCGCCGCTGCTTGGCGAGTACAGGAAATGACCGCTACTAGATTGGAGCCAAGTATTGACTTGGTAGTAACTGCCTCCTTGCTGGCTTAATACGCGGCTTCCTGCGTCGTAGACACCACTTGCGTATAGTGCCTTGCTTCCGTTGCCACCCGTTCCAATTTTTACATCGCCGCCGTCATAGTAATTAAGTTCAAGCGGATCAGAGCCGCGCCCGTTTACTGTATCGAGATATCCGTTACGGCCTATCAATCCGTAAGTCTGGTCGCTAGTAAACTTGAGGTTTGTATAGATAACATCGCCATTAAGCGTACCTCCAGAACTTATCGCGCTAGCAGATCCAGCCGTATCTGCATATCCAGCCCACGCCTTCCTCCAAGACTCCCACGAACCGCCTTCGCGAATTCGCATATGGATGTATGGAGAGGTCGTGTTCCAACTAGCAATTCGCGGGAACGCGATTTGCATCGCATACGAACCTATCCCGTAATCGTTACCTAGCCCAAGCGTGAATCCGTAATACTGGCTACCATTACCCGGCCCGCCGTCCGCCTGTACGAAATATGCGCCAAAATTTGGAACGCTGTTAAATGTCGTGTAGGACGTATGATTGCCGCCCACGTTGTTAAATATCTGCGATATGGTCAGACCTTGTAGTTGCGACGAGTTGTTGGCGGTGTTTGCGCCTCCGGTTATATTGATCGACCACGTTCCGCTTGCACCGCTGCCAGTCAGCGATGGGCTATAGGAATTGTAGTTACCGGCGTGAATAGCCGTGTTTCCAGAAATTCTAACTGGGTTACCAACTGGATTGATGTCAAGCGGTTGACCGCTGTGAGATTGAACGTAGGAATATGAACCGTTGTTGCCGATTGAGAGCGTAAAGTTTCCGGCTACACTAGGGTTTGTAGTCCCCACCAAATATGCACTGTTTAGGGTAGAAGCATAGTTACCTGTGTGAAGAACAAGATTGCTAGTGCTGTTACCAGCATACATCTGACCGCGTGTGTAGAAATTCCCGGTGTCAGGAGTAAGTGACGCTACACATTGATTGAGATCGTTTTCCCAAATGAAACTTCGGATTGAGTCGCTTCCGTATGCTCTGAATCGGACAGCATGAGAGGTTCTGCCGTCTATACTTCCGGGCGCCGTTCCTCCAGAGAGCGACTTTCCAGCGCCAGCGGTCGCCATGTAGATTCCCCAGTTAGAATCTCCATTTTGCCAGAGCATGATCCCATTGCCGGTGCCGCCATCTGTGCCGCCCTGCACAGTTATCTTTGATCCGGCAGACGCTCCAAAGAATCCGGTTACGGTGCCGCCGCTTAGGGGAAGCGCATATGAACCGTAATTTCCCGCATGGAGAATGGCGTTCCCGCCGTAAGTAAAACTGTTACCGTTTACAAATTGAATATCGCCAGCCGCTGTTATCTTCAGCCGCTCTGTTGATGTCACGCCCGACATTAGGCGAACGCCTTTGCCAGCCGTGCTGCGCTGCGCGAGCGTCAGCCATCCTTTGTCTGCAACGATTGTCAGACCTTCTGCTGTGTATACATCTGTGTCAGATGTTCCTCGCAAAAGCATCCACGCGGCATGATCTCCGCTTGTATCTAAAAATTGAATGCCCGCGTAACTAGACGCTGGCGGCTGAAAGCGAATGTCTCCGTGGCCAGTCCGCGTTCCTGCACCTACGGCATCCCAACTAACAGATGCAGAAACGCTTATGTTTCCCGACCCAATGATCGAGCTACCGTTTACGGTCTTGAAGTAACCGCTGTAGTTACCGGCGTGGAGGTAGGCTTGCGAGTAGTTGCCCTTATATGCATTACCGCTTGAGTCTAGACTGAAAACGATATTGCTGTCTGAAAGCGTCGGCGATGTGCTGTACTCGACCGCAAACTGTGTGCCACTGGAGTTGTCTCGCGATTTCCAATACCCGGTCGAGCCGTGATAGAAGCCGCTTGTTGCTTTGATGGTAGTGCCAGACAAATTTCCAGTCAGCGTCCCGCCACTCAACGGAAGAGCGTAGCTGCTGTAGTTACCGGCGTGAAGAATCAGGTGGTTGGAGGTTGTCGCGTAGTTATTTGCGCTTTGCAAATAAGTCGCGCTGTAACCCTCGCCAATCTGAAGCTGCGTGCCGTTGCCATTACCTTCCATTGCGCGGTAACTACCGCCGAAATATATCCGGTTGTTTCCGCCGGTGAAGTAAAGACCATTGCCGTTGCCTGAAATCGTCGGACTGCCAGTCAGCGTCCCGCCAGACAGCGGAAGTGCGTAGCTGCTGTAGTTGCTGCTATCTAGCGCCGTCGACCATCCCGTCCAGTCAGATGCGTTCCATTTTGTGCGCCACGCGAGTCGCCCGTCGTGCCCCGCTTGGAGCTGCGTACGCCCGTTATCATTACCAAATACAAGCAAGTTGCCGTACTGGTTAATTGGTGGCCCGTTAGTATCTGCGCCATCGGGAGCCGTTCGGTAACAACCAATTCCGGTCAGGTCGTTCCAGTTCGCAATGACAAGACTGTCGCCACGCAAAGCCATTGCGTAGGACGTATGGTTCCCGGCGTGAAGAATCTGCTGTCCGCGATAAGTAAATGTGGAATTGCTTGCGCTATTAAATGCGATTCCATTCGTTGCAGCGGCTGACCCAATCGAAATTTCCGCAGAATTTTTTCCAATTACCCAATCGCCGCTGACATCCCTGATTGGAACGCCTGAGCCGAG